TCCCTGTGTGTATGCCGACCATCTGACAGAAGCACAGAAGAAAGCGTATATTCTTGCTGACAACCGGATGGCATTGGATGCAGGCTGGGACGAAGAACTGCTGTCTGTAGAAATGCAGGAGTTGCAGGAACTCGGCTTCGACCTTTCCATGACCGGATTTGATGAAAAGGAACTGACAGATCTGCTGGGTGCGGATGCAGATGGCGAAGCAAAAGAGGACGACTTCGACCTGTCCACCGCCTTAGAAAAGGCAGCTTTTGTCCAGCGTAGCGATATTTGGACAGTTGGCAGACACAAGCTGATGTGCGGTGACGCTACTTCTGCGGAAGATGTATCTGCTCTCATGGGAGATACGAAGGCAAACCTCATTCTGACCGATCCGCCCTATGGCGTTTCGTTTAAGAGTGCCAGCGGTTTGACCATACAAAACGACAGCATGAAGAACGAGGAGTTTTATACATTTCTGCTGTCCTCCTTTCAGCGAATGGCTGAGCATCTGGAAAAAGGCGGTTCTGCCTATGTGTTCCATGCAGATACAGAAGGTCTTAATTTCCGCAAAGCATTCATTGATGCCGGATTTCATCTTGCAGGCTGCTGCATCTGGGTAAAAGACAGCCTTGTGCTGGGACGCTCGGATTATCAGTGGCAGCATGAACCTGTGCTGTATGGCTTTATGCAGAATGGCAAGCATCACTGGTATTCCGACCGTAAGCAGACGACCATCTGGCATTTTGACAAGCCGAAACGCAACGCCAATCACCCCACCTCTAAACCGCTGGACTTGCTTGGCTATCCCATCGGCAATTCTACACAGGAAAATGGCGTGGTAATGGACACCTTTGGCGGCAGCGGTTCAACCCTTATGGCTTGTGAGCAAATGAATCGCACCTGTTACACCATGGAACTGGATGAAAAATATGCCTCGGTGATTCTTCGCCGGTATGTGGAAGATACGGGAAATGCCGATGGTGTGTATGTTATCCGTGACGGGAAGCAGATTGCATACTCTGAACTGGTAAAGGAAGTGGAACTTTCCGATGATTAAAATTCTCCGTGCAGATGCCTTGGAAGGACTGCGAACACTTCCAAATGACAGCGTTTCCATGTGTGTCACAAGCCCACCTTATTATGGCTTGCGGGATTACGGCAATGCTGGTCAAATTGGAATCGAAGATTCTCCAGAACAGTATATACAAAAGCTGACTGCCATATTTCGAGAAGTACGGCGAGTGCTTCGACCGGACGGAACTTTGTGGCTGAACATCGCCGATAGCTATGCCGGAAGTGGAAAAGGAATCGGTCGAAAGCCTACACATTGTAAGCATTCATATCAAATTCCAGCGGACAGTGCTGCGGCTGCTATGCCAACTACATGGAATGCTATCAAACCAAAAGATATGATTGGAATTCCATGGATGTTGGCGTTTGCCCTTCGTGCAGATGGTTGGTATCTCCGTTCGGACATTATCTGGAACAAGATCAACTGTCTGCCGGAAAGTGTAAAAGATCGCCCCACAAAGTCTTATGAACATTTGTTCTTGTTTGCAAAATCCAGCCGGTATTACTACAATGCAGCAGCAATTATGGAACCTGTAGCGGAAAGCAGCCTAAAACGATACGCTCGTGGTCGCTCTGGTCGAAACAAGTATGGCAGATTTTCGGAACAGGGCATCAATGGGACAGATTACAACGAACGAATGCAGGGAAAAACCATGCGAAACAAGCGAGATGTCTGGAATATCAGCACCAACTCTTACCGCATGAGAGAACATTTCGCTATGTTTCCGGAGCAGTTGGTAGAACCCTGTATTTTGGCAGGCTGTCCAGAAGATGGTGTGGTTCTTGATCCGTTCTTCGGAAGCGGAACTACTGGTGCAGTTGCCAAGCGACTGCATCGGCAGTGTATCGGAATTGAACTAAATCCAGTCTATTGCAAAAAAGCAGAAGAACGAATCGCATCTGTCTGATTCTCACAAATGACAGCCGAAACATTCTACACATCTCACAGTTGCTATCTGTGGAAAAAAGAGTTAACATATGTACTGCCGAAAGGCAAATCACCGAAAATCGGGAGGAAAACATATGATAATTGAATTTCATCTTGCAGGAGAAAATCGAAAGAAACTGGCGTGGGCGGTAGCCATGATCATTGGAACAACAGCAGAATATCAGTATATGCCCACCTGTGCCTACAAAATCGGTGAATGCTACACTGTTACCAAGTCCGGTAATCTGGAAATCAGCGACCAAGCCGACCGTAAGGAAACAGAACGGCTTTTTGCCGAACTGGCAAATCAGGGCTATGCTGTTCCGGATACATCAGAACCGGAATCCAAAGGCTTGACCGTGCAGATGCCAGCTGATTTCTTCACGGAACATGCACTGGGAAATCTCCGGCAGATCTGCGAAAACAAGGCCGCCCTTTTTCAAACTGCTTTTCAAACCGATTCGTTGGACATCATTTCATCGGATGAAAAGGTGGAATTTCCGTGGTTCACGGTCGAACAGGATGGTGATGCAGATGCCTACTGCACCTTCATTTCCATGCTCTGCGAATTTGCCAAGAACCAAAGCCGCATCAACCGCAAGCCGGACACCTCCGACAATCCCAAGTACACCATGCGGTGTTTCCTGATTCGTCTGGGAATGGTGGGAGCAGAATTCAAGGCGGCAAGAAAGGTCATTCTTCGGCATCTGTCCGGCAATTCCGCATTCAGAAAGGTTGGTGATACGGATGCCGTTTCCGAGTGAATCATATTTGGAACAGTTGCGAAAAAAGTACCCTGTTGGAACAAAATTACAGCTGCTTTCTATGCGGAATGAAAAATATCCGGTTCTTCCCGGAACAGTCGGCGAGGTCACGCATATTGATGATGCGGGCAGCATTCATATGCGGTGGGAGAACGGTTCTTCCCTTGCTCTGATTCCCGAAATCGACAGTTTCCAGACCGTATCCGAGGCGAAAAAATAAGGCGGCACCTCCTCCATTGTACAGTATGTTACCATACAATCGCAAGAATTGCAAGAGTGTATTCTACACAATCTTTTGACCTCATTTTCTGTAGATTTAGCCGCTTGCTATCTCCTCCGTTTAGAGTTAATATGGTTACAACGAAAGGGGTGCGGGTGTCCGGTGGACACCTCTGCGAAGCAGAAGCACCGACCGAGGCGACAGCCGAGACAAAGCCCGAAAACCGCTATTTTACGGAGGAAAACATTATGAACGCTAAAACAGAAAGACAGATTGAAAACCTGAAAAAGCAGACCATCGGCGTAGAGATTGAGATGAACCACATCACCAGAGAACGAGCTGCCAAACTTGCCGCCAACCATTTCGGCACAGGCAGATACGAATACACTGCCAGCCGAAACGGCTACAGCACTTGGTCGGCATGGGATGCACAGGGCAGAGAATGGAAATTCCAGAAAGACGTCAGCATTGCAGGATGCGATGCCGAAAAGTGCGAACTGGTCACGCCGATTTTGAAATACGAGGACATTGAAACCTTACAGGAACTGGTCAGAAAGCTTCGCAAAGCTGGAGCAATCAGCCATGCAGGCATCGGAGCCGGAGTACACATTCACATTGGAGCAAACGGACACACACCGCAAACCCTGCGAAACCTCGCCAACCTTATGGCGAGCCACGAACGGCTGATTGCAGATGCCCTGAAAATCGACCAAGGCAGAATGAACCGATATTGCAGAACGGTCAATCCCCAATTCATCGAACAGCTGAACCGAAAAAAGCCCACCAACATGGCACAGTTCGCAGACATCTGGTATACGGCGAACGGTGCAAATTACGGCAGAAATCAACACTACAACGACAGCCGATACCACATGCTGAACTATCACGCAACTTTTACAAAAGGCACAATTGAATTCCGGTTATTTCAATTCGACAAGCCTGCCAACGGCAGGAAAAACGGACTTCATGCCGGACAGCTGAAAAGCTACATACAACTTTGCCTTGCCCTTTCCGAAATGGCAAAGGGACTGCGAACCGCCAGCCCGAAACCACAGCAAACGGAAAATCCGAAATTCGCCATGCGAACATGGCTGATTCGGCTGGGACTGGTCGGCGAGGAGTTCGTCACCGCCAGAACGTTCCTCACCAGAAACTTGGACGGCGATGCCGCCTTCCGATTCGGCAGATAAAGGGACAGCCTTTTGCTACCAGCTACACCAGACCGCTTCGGCGGTCTTATGGTGGTGAAAGGGTATCCCTTTCAGAAAGGATTTGATTGCATGAAAAAGTTTTACCTTGCCTACGGCAGCAATCTGAACGTGAAACAGATGCAGTTCCGTTGCTCGGACGCCAGAATTGTAGGAACTGCGGAGATCCCAAATTACCAGCTGCTGTTCAAAGGCAGCAAGACCGGCTCCTATCTGACCATCGAACCCAAACGGGGCTGTACCGTTCCGGCGGCAGTCTGGTCGGTGTCGGAACGAGATGAACTTGCCCTCGACCGCTATGAGGGGTATCCCCATTTCTACTACAAAACGGAACTGGAACTTCCTCTTGCAGAAACCGGAAAAAAGCTGACTGCCTTTGTGTATATCATGCACGAGGAACGGAAACTGGGCATTCCCACTTCTGCCTATATTCGCACCTGTGTGGACGGATACCGCCAGTTCGGTTTTGACCTGAAACACCTGCGGAAAGCCATGGACATCAGCGAACAGGAGGTGTACCACCATGAAAACGGATAAGCCAGTTTCGGCAATCTGCCCACTCTGCGGAAAGCTGTATTCCGGTGTGCCTGCACTTTCCAGAACGGACAACCAAACGCCCATTTGCCCGGACTGCGGCATTCGGCAGGCACTGGAAAGCATCGGCGTTTCCAAGGAGGAACGGGAGAAAATCCTGTCTGTAATGCACCGAAAGTTCCCCATGTAACCGCCCTGTTTGCCCTGTGTGGGCTTTCAGAACACTTGCCGGAAACTTGCCCAAAGTCAAAATCAGCCCCACACAGGCGAACTGTGCGGGGCTTGGTTGGTAGCTGCGATTTTCCGAGATGTCTTTTCCATTGTACTGTATTTTACCATAGAAAAGCAAGTTTATCCAGTATCAGATCCACCAAATATACAGCGGAAATACCGCCTTATGTTCTGTACATTTAGCCGCTTGCTATACGCCCAAAGGTATGGTAATATACAGTTACCGAAAGGGAAAACAACCAAAAAAACGGAGGAAAAACACAATGGTCGCATACGGAATCGCAAAGGCAAGAGCAATGGCAAACAGAACGGACTGGAACGAAAGAACCGAAATCACAAAGGCGGTCATCACTTGGTTTGATGAGAATTACGAATACGACCTTGAAATTGAAAACGAGGACAGAATGGACGATGAAGAGTTCACAGACTGGGTTGAGAAAAATGCAGAAAGCCTTGCAAAGGCAGATGCAGAAGAAAATGAAACGATTTTTGAGGGCATTGACAGAATTGACTTCAAGGAAGACTACATCGACGACGATGCCCTTTTTGATGAGGAATACGAAAATGCCTGCGAATTTGAATGGGAAAGTATGACGGGAAGATAAACCTTCCTCACTCTTTCCAAACAGCCCCTGATTCAAGGGGGCTGTGGCTCGTACCGAAGAAATATAGTACACAAAATACAGCTGTTATGTTTGTGCAGTATATTTCTCCGATATGACTTGCTATACTTGAAATTGTATGGTAATATACATCATGCCAAGAGGCAAAAACAACGAAAACAGGAGGAAAAAACAATGTGGACAGAAGGAACGATTCGGGTTGGAGCAAGCGTATTTCACTACTGGGTGAAACACTATGAGGAGCCTTCCATTTACGGCTACGAGGAAGGCAGAGCCTCGAAAATCTCCCTGCGGCGGAATGGCAAAACGGTGTTCAATTTTGACCGGGGCATGGATATTCCGCCGGAGGATGAAGAAACCGAAACTGCACTGGCGATCCTGCTGAAACAGTACAACTGATTTTTCCAAAACCGAATCCCACAAGCCGGAGCCGAAAGGCTCTGGCGGTCGTACACCTGATTTTTGTTCGTGTATGGTACACAAGAAAACGTAGAAATTTCGACGTTTTTTCTGTCCATTTAGCCGCTTGCTATGCTTGCTTTTGTATGGTAATATGGTTACAATGGGAATGGAATCTCGATTACAAAACTGCCCCTTGAGGGCGTTAAAATAAATGATACAGACTTGCTTTTTGGCAGGTCTTTTTTGTTAGGAGGTGATGGCTTGGCAAAATTCAAACCGACTCGTTTTATGGCGGAGGATTCCAAGTATAACAAAAAGGCGGCTGATTATGCTGTTTCCTTTATCGAATGCCTTAGCCATACCAAAGGCACATGGGCGGGAAAGAAATTTGAACTGCTGGACTGGCAGGAACAGATAATCCGTGACCTGTTCGGAATCCTGAAATCGAATGGCTATCGTCAGTTTAATACAGCATATATTGAAATTCCGAAGAAAAATGGCAAATCAGAGCTTGCTGCTGCCGTTGCCCTGCTGCTCACCTGTGGTGATGGCGAAGAACGTGCCGAAGTCTACGGCTGTGCTGCCGACCGACAACAGGCTGCCATTGTATTTGATGTAGCAGCGGATATGGTACGAATGTGCCCTGCCCTTTCCAAGCGGGTGAAGATCCTGACCTCACAGAAGCGTATCGTGTACCTCCCAACCAACAGTTTCTATCAGGTACTTTCCGCTGAAGCTTATTCCAAACATGGCTTCAACATTCACGGGGTTGTGTTTGATGAACTGCATACGCAGCCGAACCGAAAGCTGTTTGATGTTATGACCAAAGGCTCCGGCGATGCCAGAATGCAGCCTTTGTATTTCCTGATTACCACCGCCGGAACGGACACCAATAGTATCTGCTATGAAGTTCACCAAAAGGCAAAGGACATTCTGGAAGGCAGGAAGCATGATCCGACTTTCTACCCTGTAATTTATGGTGCGGATGAATCGGAAGATTGGACTGACCCGAAGGTTTGGAAAAAAGCAAATCCAAGTCTGGACAAAACCATCGGAATGGATAAGGTGGTGGCTGCGTGTAATTCTGCAAAGGAAACTCCCGGCGAGGAAAATGCGTTTCGGCAACTGCGTTTGAATCAGTGGGTAAAACAGGCGGTACGTTGGATGCCGATGGAGAAATGGAATAAATGCAAGGTATCATTTGATGAAGAGATGCTTGCAGGTCGTATTTGTTATGGTGGTCTTGACCTTTCCAGTACAACAGATATAACAGCATTTGTTTTGGTGTTTCCGCCTACAGAAGACGATGAACATTATTACATTTTGCCTTACTTCTGGCTGCCGGAGGAAACACTGCCACTCAGAGTAAGGCGTGACCACGTTCCATATGATGTATGGGAACGGCAAGGCTACCTGAAAACGACTGAGGGAAATGTGGTTCACTATGGTTTTATCGAAAACTTCATCGATGAACTGGGGCAGAAATTCCATATCAAAGAAATTGCTTTTGACCGTTGGGGTGCAGTGCAGATGTCACAGAATCTGGAGGGATTGGGATTTACGATGGTACAATTTGGACAAGGATATAAAGACATGAGTCCACCGACCAAGGAATTGATGAAACTTACCCTTGAACAGACACTTGCTCATAACGGTCACCCGGTTCTCCGCTGGATGATGGATAATATTTTTATTCGCAGAGACCCTGCCGGAAATATCAAGCCTGACAAAGAAAAATCCACAGAGAAGATTGACGGTGCTGTTGCCATGATTATGGCTCTCGACCGTGCAATTCGCTGTGGATGTGTTTCTGATGCGTCGGTTTATGATACGAGGGAGATGTTGGTGTTGTAAAATTGATTAGTTTTAATATATTTTTATTTTTTGAAGAACTTGTCTAAGTCTTGTATTTCGTATTTTGTGGACAAATGAATCGGATACTTTGTTCCAATGTCTATTTTTTCATACGGAAGGATAATTCGATATTCCTGTTCGCATGAAAAATAGACATCTTTGCATTGCAAAGCCCTATAAACATAGGAAGCATTAAATTTGTATATTGTATTTCCATGTTCTTTTATTGGTAAAGTATCTTGACAAAGATATCTATAGTACTCCATATCCATTCCAGTTTGCCCATTGTTAGTTGTGAATCCATTTTCAATATTAAAATATCGAATGCTATCTGCTATTATTTCACAACCAATGCTATTTTCGACATCATGAATAAATGTTGTAGGATTAGAAATCACAATCACAGAATCCGCATTAGGAAAATGTTCACGTATTTTAGTTTTTTTCTCTTCGGAAAGATTAATCTTGAGTTTACCATTGTTCTGATAAATACAGTCTTCTTCATATACAGCGAACATACAAAAAACGGGAATTTTTTTAGCAGGTTCAAATCGTACTTTTCCTTTTGATTGACCTAACTGTACTGTTATATTTGTCGTTTTAGATTGTAATGTCATATTTTGAGCATACATTATCGCACTCGCTTCTAATGTATCACCTTGTCCTTTAATGCTTTGTTCGTCTTCGATTTTCCATAACTGCTCTGCATTAGAACAGTATAAAAATCCGTTTACAAAATCTTCAAGATGAATACGTTGTCCGAATTTGAGTAAAAACTTGATATTCATTTTTATTTCTCCAAATTTTCAAATAAATTTATAAAACGGACATCGTCCGCTTTTACATATTATATCATGTGACTATTAAGAAAGTCAAGAAAGGACGTGATTTCATGGGAATTTTCAGCGGGCTCTTCAAGTCCAGAGATAAGCCTCGAAACAGCTACGACAGTCCCAGCTACAGTTACTTCTTCGGACGTTCCAACAGTGGTAAGCGAGTCAATGACCGTACCGCCATGCAGCACACAGTGGTGTATGCCTGTGTGCGAGTTCTGTCAGAAGCCATTGCCCAGCTGCCATTACACGTTTACCAATATACCGAAAATGGAAAAGAGCGAGTGCCACGGCATCCGCTCTATTTTTTGCTGCATGATCAGCCAAATCCAGAAATGACATCCTTCGTGTTCCGAGAAACCCTAATGTCCCATCTGCTGATTTACGGCAATGCTTATGCACAAATTATCCGAAACGGTCGTGGAGATGTATTGGGGCTGTATCCGCTGATGCCGGATAAGGTCAGAGTAGACCGTGACCAGCGAAATCGTCTGGTCTACATCTACAGTCGCTACGATGAAGCCAATCCAAACTTGAAACAGCAGGGCGATATTGTCCTGCAGGCAGAAGATGTGCTGCATATTCCCGGACTTGGGTATGACGGCTTGGTGGGATATTCTCCCATTGCTCTTGCAAAGAATGCAATCGGCATTTCTCTTGCCTGTGAAGACTATGGTTCTACCTTTTTCGCCAACGGTGCCAGTCCATCCGGTGTGTTGGAACATCCGGGAGTCATCAAAAATCCAGAGCGTGTGCGGGATGCTTGGCAGCGTGCCTATGGTGGCTCCAACTCGCATCATACCGCAATTTTGGAAGAGGGCATGAAATATACGCCTATTTCCATCCCCAACAATGAAGCACAGTTTCTGGAAACCAGAAAGTTTCAGGTAGAGGAAATTGCCCGGCTGTATCGAGTGCCGCTTCATATGATCGGCGATCTTGACCATGCCACATTTAGTAACGTGGAACATCTATCATTGGATTTCGTGAAATACAGTCTCGACCCGTGGATCGTTCGCTGGGAGCAAGGTATGATGAAAGATCTGCTTTCTGATTCAGAGAAAGGCAAGTATTTCATCAAATTCAATGTAGAGGGGCTTTTGCGTGGTGACTATGCTTCCAGAATGCAGGGCTATGCTACCGCAAGACAGAACGGCTGGATGTCCACCAATGACATTCGGGAACTGGAGGATATGAATCTGGTGCCGGAAGAACTGGGCGGCAATCTGTACCTCGTAAACGGCAGCTTCACCAAACTTGCTGATGCAGGTGCATTTGCAAAGAAAAATGAAAAGGAGGAAACGACCCATGAAGAATAATCGTTTCTGGAACTGGGTACGCAACGAAGAAACCGGTGCATCGGAGATGTATTTGTACGGTGCGATTGCGGAGAGTACATGGTTTGAAAATGACATCACCCCTGCCATGTTCCGCTCGGAACTGCAAAAACACAGCGGTGATGTGACCGTCTTTATCAACTCGCCGGGCGGCGATGTGTTTGCTGCCAGTCAGATCTATACCATGCTCCGAAACCATCCGGGC